ATTGAAGTATCGTTTGATATTGATGCAAATGGTATTTTGAATGTAAGTGCTCTAGAGAAATCCACGAATAAAATCAACAAGATTACTATTACAAATGATAAGAGTCGCTTGTCTAAGGAGGATATTGAACGACTTGTCCAGGAGGCTGAGAAAAATGCGGCGGATGATAAGGCGCGTATGGAGAAGGTGGATGCACGTAATCAGTTAGAGACGTACCTTTATAATACTCGTAATACTGTTCGCGAGGATAAAGTCAAAGAACAACTGGGTGAAGATACTGTCAAGGAAGTAGAGGATTGGGTACAAGAAGGTATTTCTTGGTTGGATTCTCATCAGGAAGAAGATAAGGCTACTTATGATGAAAAGTTTAAGGGCTATGAGGATAAGATTAAACCTGTTATGATGAAACTCTATCAGAACTCAGGTGTTTCTGGTGATGGTGTTAACCCTGATGTACAAACGGCAGATTCAAAGAATGACCCAAAGAATGACCAAAAGAAAGGCCCTGAAGTAGATGAACTCGATTAACTTAAATCTATTTTAATATAATATATTAATACGATTCTTAATAGAATGTCAGCAGAATATGATACACTTTATATTTTATTACAAAATGCAATACAAAAAAATAAATCGGTTTCAGATACACTATCTAATATTATTATTGATATCCCAAATGATGCAGAATCGGTAAAAAGAGGACGAGGGCGACCTCCTGGTAGTAAGAATAAAGAAAAAGTAGAATGTCAGGCATGTTTGAAGAAATTTCAAACAGATAAGATTGACGAACATTATGATATGTCTATCGCATGTAAAAAGTTTAATACACTTCCAGAAAAACCACCTGCTTTAGATATTCCTATTCATCAATTAATTATTAATGCAATGGATCAAGCAACATGTGTTGGGGCACATTGTGCATTTTGTGAAATAGAAATAACAGACATGAAAAAACACATGACAGAATCATATGTATGTAATCGTATGGCGTATTCAGCGTTTAAGGTGTTAATTTAAATAAATAGTGTAATTATTATTAGATATGATATATTTAATAATAACAACATGTATTAATAATCGGTTTGGTGCAAAAGATTCTAATATAAGAAAAAAAGAATATCTGCATGCCATTTCAACATCTATTTCGCATTGTCCTGTTGAAATTACTCCTATTATTGTTGAAAATAGCACTATATCTCCCACATATTTAGAAAACTTTCAACATAATGGAGAATATATTCCTGTTTTATATACATCAAATAACAATCGTAATATTAAAAATAAAGGTGCCATTGAACTTCTTGATATAAAAGATGTAATTCAACATTTTAATATTAAAGACGATGATATTGTTATTAAATTAACAGGACGTTATATTCTAAAATCACCATTATTCTTAAATGAAGTAATTAAACATCCTGAAATATCTGCATTTGTTAAATTTTTTAATGTAGATAATAACAAATTTAATCCATCTGATTCTGTATTAGGTTTATATGCAGTACGTGCATCATTATTACGTTATTGGAGTCATCTTACTATGAATTATTATCCTTCAGCTGAAGTTGCATTCGCAAATCATGTTCGTTTACATGCACAAAATGTTCGCGAAATGCAATTTCTAGATTTAGAATGTATCTTTGCAGATAATTATCGGCATCTACATGTCTAAATTAGTATATTAACAACATATGATAAAATAAGGATATGGCTTGGGAACAAGTACAACCAGCAATCTATAAAAAATGGAAAAAATATTGGTTTGATACGCATCCAGATAATATAGCAGAATATTCGTGGAATTATCTGTTTACTGGTGGAAAACAGATACGTCCACGATTATTTTGTGAATTATGGCAATATTTATCTCCGGATTCAAAAATTAATGGCGAATTAGCATTTGCAATAGAATGTATTCATGTTGCAAGTCTAATTCTGGATGATATTCCATGGATGGATAATGCGTTAGAACGTAGGGGTAAGCCAACCCTGCATATTGTATTCTCGCAACGAAAAGCATGTATGCTGTTCCATGATGTTATGTATATGGTGTATCTTATATGGACTACAAATAAACCAGAGTATATTGACAATTATGAATGGGAGAAATATATTCTTGAAAAATTAATGTATCTTACGATGGGTCAATTATATGATCTTGAAAAGAAGGGAACACTTATTGAACTTGCATCTTTAAAAACAGGTATTTTATTTGAACTTGTAACAGAAACTGTTGCGATTTGTACTAATCTTGATCGTGCTTTTTGGAAGAGTTGGGGAAATTATCTCGGTATTTTATTTCAATGGATGGATGACTGGCATGATCGTGAAGAAGATAAGCTACAATTAAATCGTAATGCATTTAATGAAGATTATAATAATACTCTAAAGACATATATTGATATATGGAAAAAAATACAAATGGGAGTTGGTATTGGATGGTTTAGCTCCTCATTTGGTATGTTTATGAAAACATATTTTACAGATGAAATGAAAGGCATAGAAGCACAACCAATGCCTGCATTTATTGACTTAATACTTCCATATCCAGTCAATATAGTTTTACCTACAATAATTGTTCCAGTATTTGCGGTTAAATATAATATTCATATTGGAACTCAATATATTAAAAAAGCACTATCAATCCTACAATTAATTATAAAAAATGCAGATAAATATGTAAAAAATGTTAATATATATGCAGATAAATATAAGAAACGCTATATAAAAATAAATAGAATGATATGGAATACTGATGAGAATACATGGGAGCATAATCCAGGAGTAATTCGTTTACTAACAGATATATACCAAGAAATACGAAAAGATATGCAAGAAATTAGAACTATTTAATATTATTCGAGTTTCTTAACGGTTATAGGAGCAGTAGCAGCAGTAGGAGCAGTAGGAGCAGCTTTAGGAACAAAACTAGAGGCTGCAGCACGAAGTGTAGGAGCTGCAGAACGAGGAACACCACTTGTTTCTTTTAACCATGACTCGCGCATTTGACGAAACATTAACGCACATCCACGTGCGGCTGTTGCTAGTGCTTTTCGTGCAGTTTCTTCTTTACCATCTTCTACACCAATTCTTAGAATAATTTCATCACGCAAAGGATGCGGTACACAATAGCCTGCATATGTAATTTTAGGTACACTTGTACCTTCAATATGATTATCTACTAACCATGTTTGTAGCAAATTTCCTAGAGTATGATCTTGTCCACGAATAAGGAAATCAAAACCAATAATACGTGAACTTGCGGGAGATACAGTAATATCTTTATCATTTATAATAGTATCAATATTTACGTATCGATTGCATAAATTCTCACCTACATCACATGCACGACTTACAATATATTTAATAGGAAGAGTTCCAATAGTTTCAATTGTAAAATCATAACTGTATGGTTGTTGTTTCTCATTCATCAAATAACATCGTTTGATTTGCATAGTATTAAATTCACGCCATACAATGTTATATTTCTCAGAGGTTTTATCAATATTATCAATCTTTTTTGCTACTGACAACCATGTAGTAAACATTTGATCAATTCGTTCTTCATTTGAATCAAGAGAATATTCATAAGAACACTGAGAAACAGGTGAGAATCTTGCATGTTCACGTCCTGTTCCGATAGATGCTTTTGCAATGATATTTAATTTTTGTGGAGGGTTGCTTGGTTGAAGTATCGCAATTAAAGATGTTTGTTGTGTAAGTGCATTTGGAATAAATAGTTCATTGGATGCAATTTCTCTTTCATATTCATTCTTATCTGCACCTCCTTGTTTTTTATCTTTGACTTCATCAACTTCATGTTTTTGTTCATCTGTTTCTTCGTTTTGCTCAGGAACAACCTCAAATGACTGATCATCTTTGACTTCTTTAATCTTAAAATCACTTGCAGTCACATAAGTTGTTCTATCCTCTTTTCCAGATATGTTTAATGTAAATACATATTTATCTTTATTCCAAGTTAATGGTTCTTTAACATGAATTGGAACAAGTCCGATACGATCTGCTAACATTTCATTTGTCATAGGAGTATCATTTTGTGCTACAAGTACATCAGTAGTAGTACCGGTAAGAGTCATGTCAGAGCGAAATGCAACCGTTTCAATACCTGTTAAGATAAGACGACGAAGAGTATTTGCATAACTTACATGAATGGGTGAAAGAGTAAATTCCATTTTATGCTCATCTTCTTTATTAATTTTAAATTTCATAGGGTTTACTGCTACAATAGGTGCGGCTACAGAGGCTTTAGCTATTTTAGAACCAGGTCGCTTGAATACCTTAGGAGCAACAGATGCTTTAGCTGCAGATACAGTTACAGGTAATTGAGCTGCCATATTATCTACTCTATCTTCCGATGTATTATTTAAATCAATTTTTATTTGCGTTTTAATTTATCATGATTTGTTCCTAATTTAGAAAAGGATGAGTAGACCCGCTCCCATTCATATTTGTTTTTATTCAAATCGTTGTGAATGGTCTAAAGCATTTATTGAAGAGATTTCAAAAACAAATTATCATACAGATTTCCGTTTTATATGTGTAGACCCATCACCACAACGACCTGCACTTCCTAATTGGTTAAAACAGATACCGACATTAGTTATTTCAGGAGAACCAGAGCCACGTACAAATAATGATGTCATGAATTGGTTGTATGAACGTAAAATGCAGGATGGTAATAAGACTGGAGTTAATGCGGCTGCATTAGAACCAGAACCGTATTTGGATAGTGAAATGGGGGGTGGGTACGGAGATATGTATTCTTTTATAGGAACAGATACTTCAGCTCAAGGAGATGGAGGTCTTTCTATGAAACATAATTTCACATATTTGAATGGTCAAGATGGTATTAGTACAAGAGAAGCATCTACTTTTCAAACAACAAATTCAAATCAGAAACGTAGCAAGAAAGAGGAATTATTTGATCAACAATATGAACAGATGATGCACAGTCGTGAGAATTTTGCAGCTAAACCCCGAATATAATAATTTAATATAATAATTTAAAGATATTATATATTAATAATATTAATAAGAAATGTCTTTTCTAAACGCATTTACTATGCAGCTCATTAATTTTTTTGAGGAGTTATGTAATGTTTTCCCTGAAGAAAAAGATATTAAAATGGGACTTGAAGGTCTTCGCGGCGTTAAGAAAATTAATCCACGTTTACTACTAGATCTCTTTATGGATCATGTTTATAAAGATTGCTCTGCTGCCATTTATCAAAAAGATGTAGATGGCTTTATGGCGGTTGCACAAATTAAAATTAAAACACAATTTAATGAAATGCTATGTGCACTTTCACTTTTTGATAAACATTGGTATACACTAAGTGCAAAAAATCAAGATATGATGTGGCAATATCTACAAGTTCTTTGTAAATTGGCAGAGAAGGCATCTGAACGTTAATAAAATGATTATTTATAATTTAAAGATGTCTTAGTAACCCATATGAAGTATGGCAGAAGAACTATCCCTCTTTCAACAGAAGTACAACGAATTTGTTAATGATTTGCTAGGTGCTCTACCAGAGTACCAACCCCATATTGTGTATGCTAAGATGTTGGATGGAAATGCACGTTTACAAAATTTTAAATCTGTTAAAATGGAGGAATCTGCTGAGAAAAATCCTGGTACAATTCTACCAGGTGTTACAATTGCAGATGATGTATGGGTTAGTTTATCTGAGCAAACACGAAAAGCTATTTGGGAACATTTGCGTATTCTTTCAATGTGCCATTTTATGGAAGCTGGATTTAACCCAGATGAAAAACCATCATGGATGGATGATGCTATGAATGATATGAAAAATAAACTAAATAGCGATGAATTTCAGAACTTGATTAAAAAATTTATGGAATTCTTTAAGGATCGTGATAATGGAGATAATGGAGATAATGGAGATAATGGAGATAATGGAGATGAGAAAAAACCTAAAATGCCAAATTTTCAATCATTTTTTGAAAAAGGAATGCCTAAATTGCCTGAACGTTTTATGAATGGACATCTTATTCGTTTAGCTCAAGAAATCGTTAAAGACATTAAACCTGAAGATTTGGGACTAGATGCTGAAATGATTTCTGAATGTGAAAAGGATTCGTCCCGGGCTTTTAGTGTTCTATATACAACATTAAAGAATAAACCCGAAATTATTCAGAAAATTATTGCTAAAATTGGAAAGAGAATTGAACAGAAAGTTAAATCAGGTTCAATTCGTGTAGAAGAGATTACTAAAGAAGTGGAAGAGCTTGTTAAAGAATTTGCAGACAATCCTGAATTTGTTGAAATGATGGATGGAATTAAAAAAGCATTTGGATTTGATAGTATGGGTGCAACTAAAAAGGCAGGGAAAGATGAAAGTGCACGATTATCTATGGTACGTGACCGATTACGTAAGAAGTTGGATAAGAAGAATCAGGGTAATAAAAAATAAAGACAAAAAAGAGAATCATGGATGGACAACATTGTGAACCGCCATTTTGGTTAGATCCGTCCATTTTATTCCATCATTTTAGTTTACAATATAAACCAACTTGTACCCATTCTTTATGGAATTTTGTAGCGCGAATAATGATATTATCTACAGTTGTTGGTATTATTGCAAGTTTATTAGGTGGATTATCATTTTTATTCGTTGCAGTATTATTTGGAGCAATTACCGCATCTGTTATTGTATTTACTACAACTTTACCTGTTAATAATCATAAAGAACAAGGTGTAGAATCTAAATTACAACAATTACCGCAAAAATCAACACAGTTGCAACAGTTGCAACAAAAACCACGCGATGAATATCATACTCTTCCCTTCAGTGCTGTAGTGGATCCATCAAGAGCTAAACAGAATTATAATTCTTCTAAACAGAACTTTAAAGATGTATCTGAACATTTTGTAAATGGTGATTCCATGGCATCTTCTGTACAACCATTCAATACAGAAGATGCACTTGGAATTGTTGAAGTCAATGCATCTCCTTATGCAGGTCCTGCACTACCTGATTATACTCCTCCTACTTCTAAAAATCTATTTATGAATGTTCTTCTGGATGAAATGAAATATAATCCAGATCGCCCAGGTGCTGCACCAATTGGAAATCCTACTGTAAAACAGACACTTGATGATTTCTTCCGCGTTCATTGGTTTTCAGATCCGACAGATGTATTTGGAAAGAATCAGAATCAACGTCAATATGTAACACAACCTTCTACCACTGTTCCTAATGACCAAGGTTCATTTGCAAATTGGTTATATAAAATCCCTGGAAAGACCTGTAAAGAGGGTGGACGTGAAGCTTGTTTATCAGGAACAGATGGTGGATTAATGCCTTGGCTTGCACATGGTTCATAAATATCATACATTAAAAATATTAATAGTATTTATATAATATTATTAATATTTGGTTTTGGTTTTCTTTAATTTTCTTTAGTTTTATTTGGTTTGCATTTATATTTTTTATAGCATGGTTTAATCTAAAAGTTGAATCACAATTCCGCCCATACGAGCTTCACCTGCACTACATTTTTTATCACGTACATAGCAAATTCCATCATCTCGTTTTACAATAGTATCTCCAATTGTATGATAACTTACAAAACCACCTGCAAAATCAATATTTCCATGTGTAACTTTATTTCCATCTTTATCAAAGCATTCATCATAATGTTTGTTGCAAAGAGCTTTAGGATATCGCTCTGATTTAGGCATTAATTGACCGCAAAGAGGACAGTTCGTTTTTTGTACTGAAGACATTCTGGAGTATTGTGGTACTTACTGTTTATGTTCAAAATGTTTTCAATTTTTATTTTGTATATTTTTGCATATATAATTCCTTCTTTCTACAGCTAAATCGTTTTAGGGTTTTTCCACGACGTTGAAGTACTGATTTGACACAAATAGCAATAGCTGCGCTTTCTTTAGATCTAGATTTTATCCTAAGTTTAACCGTATCTCTAACTTTTTTGATACAATGACATAATTTTCGAAGTATCCTAGATTTTGATAAATATTTTTGCATCTTTTATTGTATTATTTTATAATATTTTATAGCACATATCTTCAGATATAAATGGAGATTAATAGACTAACTCATTCACGCGATGATTTATGCGGTATCCAATCATTTTATTCACAATCCGTTGGACCTGGACGGTATATGACAACAAATCTAGTACCAAAAGCTACCGGCGTTCAACCTGTTGCTGTAGATCAGTTATTAATTTATCCTCGTGAAGGATTTGGATTTAACAATGCTTCAATTGATGCCGACTCTGCATTGCGTAATCAAATTGGATTTAAAAATAACCGTTGCCAGACCCGCCCTCAAGCCCGTCCCTTCTTATCCGTTCCCTATATGGCAGGCGGCAATCCCTCTCGTGATGTAGAGAGTCTTTTATTACATTCTGAGCAGATTCGTATGGGTAAGGAATGCGGAACTGTTACAGAGCAATTCTTTCCTCAACAATATACTCCTCTCATTCCAATTCTTAAACAAAATGTACAGAATCCAAAGAATCTTATTCCCGAAGTAGCTGCGGCTGGATGGGTAAATGGTGGCATCCCATCACGATCATACTTAAGAGATGTAAATTGTTAAATTATTTATAATAAGTAGAATGGCTGATAAAGAACAAAAGGAACGTCGTAAAAAAGAACTTGCAGAGGAAAGAGCTGCTAAGACCGTTATAGAACGTGAGGTATATGAAGCAGTAAACGCTGAAGGTATTCCTCGTGAGATGATTCGTATTATCAAAGGAAAGTCTGTTAAAAACATTGTTGAGGCAGGTCGTAAAAAACATATGGCTGCAACAAAAAAAGCAGTTAAGAATGCTGAAAAGGCTGCTAAGGGTGCTCCTCCTTCAAAAATGATTAAACAACAATTACTAAATCAAGGATATTCAAATAAAAACATTGGACGTCTTACAAAGAATGCAACTGTATCAGGTGTTTTAAGAAAAATAGAACAGCGTCGCGCAAAAGAAGTTGGTAAAGCAGCTAAAAATGCAGCCGAACAAACTCTAAAACAAAAACTTAGAGAGCAATTAGGAAATCAATACTTATCTGCAGAATATAAAAAACCAAGAAAAGGACAATCAGAAAATAATCTGTTAAGAGCCTTTCAAAAACGTGTAGGTACTAAAAAAGCAAAAGAACTTAAAGTGGCAGAAGAAAGAGCTATGAAATCAATGCTTAAATTAGAAGGATTTAACTCTGCTAATTTTAAATTTAAAAAAGGTAATACATTATCAGCTCATAGAGTTGCTGCCCAAAAACGTAAAATAGCAAAAGATGCTAGAGGTGCTAGAGAAGGATATATGACACGCCTTAAACAGGCTGCATTAGATGCAGGTCTTCCCGCATCTGCATTAAAAGTACGTGGAAAACTTACTGCTTCTGCTCAAGATAGATTACTAGCAAATGCAAGAAAACGTGTGGCTGCTAAAACACAAAAAAATGCTAGAGAGGAATCTAAAAAAGCTCTTCTCGCTAAAGCAGCAAATGAAGGCATTAGTGCCAGACATATTAAATTTATTGGAACTAAAACACATAATGTCTTATTACAGGAAGCTAGAAAGCGTAAGAATGCTGTACAATATAAAAATACAGTAGGACATAGAAAACAGCAAATTATTGCTGCATTAGCACCGCTTGGTTTAAGTAAGGAGGCAATTAAGAAAGTTGTATGCGTGAAATCATTTTAAAAGTAAAATTACAGATAAATATTCTTTAGCTCTTGAACATAGTTTTTAATATCCTGAATATTTTCACCTAGTGAACTGTCAGGTTCAGTAGATAATTTAAGTACAGGAATACTCGTATCCCCCAACCATTTTTCATGCTGTTTATGTAAATCATTCAAATATTCAACGGAAATACCATCTTCTTCAGGACGCCCACGAACTCTAATGCGCTCTTTCGAGGTTTTAACAGATGTAGATAAATAAATTACACCATGAACTGCGTAGGATTGACTGATAACATCAAACATATTATTGTATAATTCCCATTCAATTGTACTTAGATAGCCAGTGCGATGCAACATTTCTGCAAAGATATGTTTATCAGTTAAAGTAGAACGCTCTGTTAAAATAATCTGTGGAGTAGAATGGATACTGTTAATATGTTTTAACATAGTTTGCATATTTTTTTGACGAGACAAGAGTGCACATGTCTGAAACGTATATCCCCAACGGTTTTTGTCTTCATAAAAGAGTTCTAAAATATTTTTCTCATTTTCATCAATAAGATACGTCCATTGATCCACAGGTTCATCTACTATATAAATTTCGGGAATCTGTTCACGAATCTCTTTCAACAGGGTCGACTTACCAGCACCAATGTTTCCATCCAGCGAAATGATAATGTGCGACATTATGTAAATGTAGGTTTAACTTATCTGTATTAAAATATATTAAAAATATATTTCAATTTTATATTTTTAATATAAATTACTTATTTTCTCTTTTTCAGTGCTTTCTTCCGCTCATTTAAACTAGTTTCCCATCGCACACCTAATTCAATCAATCGAGGAGTTTCTTCGCCTTCATTAATCAGTACTGCAAGTTCAATAAGAGACTCATATAAACTTGCTAGATATCGTGTATCTTTTGCACCAGATTCCATATACATTGATAAATATGATTTCATATACATATCAGATTCTTTCAAAATATTCTTGTATCGATCCATATCCATAGCCATCTTCTAGTTATAAACTAATTAGAAGTATTATGTCAATTTTTATTTATTTTATTTAGCATCTAATTAGAAATGGCCATATACTTAAGCAATCTTAATGATGCATACGGGTCATTGTTGGACTCTCATTGGGAAAAGAAGGAACTCCCTCAGCACTATGATTATTTACCTTCACAGTTTGTAAATCCTACTCCTCAACGACATATTTTAGGCCTTGTTGGTGGCAATGATGCAACAATTATTAAGGGTAATATGGTGGATTTAGAATCAGACCTACGTAGAATCAATATTCCAAATACATTTGCTCCATGGAGACAATATCAGCCACCTCAAAAAGGAGATAAAGAGATTGTTCGTGATAATCTAAAAATACAATTGAAAATTAATATACAAAAAGATCATTTACCCATTTATCAAATGAAGGCATATCCTGCTGTTCAAGCACCTCTTCCAATGGTAAATGAAGTTTGTATGAAACCTGAGAAATACTAAATACTATATAAGAAGAATGGATGCTTGTTATACAACTCAACAAGCCTTAACACGCCCTCGAAATGATCCTTTTCATCAAGTGGATGATATGCGAATTACCTCATATGCATCACGATATTATTTAAATCGCCCTGCTACAAACTGTCCGACAACATTTCCTGTAAATGCTACTACACGTATTCAAGCAAGTGGTGCGTCATGGGTACAAGGTAAATGGAAAACAGATGTTGAATCTGATCTGAAGGGTATTTCACGTCTTGGAACTAAGATTCGATGTGATGCAGTACAGTATAATCCTGATAATCAAATTAACCAGACAGGTTTGGAGCATGCACAAGATGAAAATATTCCACTTACATTTGCTCGTTTAGTAGATCCACCATGTACCCTCCGTGCAACAGGATGGAATCGTTGGGATCATTT